GGTATGTCAGGATTTCCAGCGCCTCCGTCAGCTCCGGCCAGACCTCCGCCGTTTGGCTCATGCTGGCCGCGCCGCCAGTCAAGCGCTCGCCGGTCACTTCCAGCTCGCTCACAAGCTCCGGCCATACCTCGATGATCTGGCTCATGGAGCAGCACCCGCCCGTGATCACCACGGCTTCGCACTCATGCTGAATGTCGATCATGTCCAGGTGGCTGCGCTCGTTCTTCGTGGTCAGGATGCCGGTCTTGAGCCGCCGGTATTCCGCCGCCGTGATGCCTTCCTTCGGCAGCGGCAGGCTCACCCGGAAGCAGCCCGG